AATAAAGTGGCCTCTAAGAGACCGGTAAGCCTTCTAGTCAACAATATAACCTGTTTCTCAGCCTTAAGTGATAATAGATTCTATTAAGAACCTGGGAGGATAGCTCCTTTAGAGCTATTTTGAGTGAAAACAGAATTTCCAGTTTTCTGAATCTGATTGATCTTAGTTGTAGTTAGTCTATCAAACTGATTGTTTGAAGTAGTGTTAAGTTGAGCAATCTTATCGTTGTAACGAGTAGGAGTAGCTTTAATACGGAAGTTGTCTCCTTTGATTGCCTTTTTAAGTAGATCTATCAAGAAATTCATATGGGTTTGTTTTTCTCTAATAAATATCAGCTTTCAGCCGATTTAGATATTGAGCTCAAAAAATTTGGATGCCAAATAAGCCTTCTCGTCACGATCTAGACTAGAGCTATACCCTTTGTTAGATCCAGATATTGGTGTTGACGTTTCTATGTTTAATTCTTCATCATCTAGGCTGTCTGGGTTGATCTCAATTGAGCCGTTGTTGGTGCTGATCTTGGCAGAGTAGGTCATACCGTCCATACCATATCGATTTTTCATAATATGAATACGGCCTGTACCATTTACCTTATCTTGCCTCTTTCTTGAAAGTGACATAGCAAAGTCAGCAATCATCATCTTGTTATATGATCCGGCTGCCTTATCACCTTCAATAACATCATCTTTGGCACCAGCTCTATTAACCTGCGACACCGTCCAAATTGGCACCTTTAACTCTCTTGCCATACCTTTGGTAGCAGAATAAACATCATCGATTGCATCTTTAGGGTCAATTGACTTGGTCTTGCTCTTGAGTAAGTCAACATAGTCGATAATAACCAGATCAGGTGGGTATCCAAGATCACGACACTTCTGAATGTGTGATTCAATGGTATGTGTAGTTGCCTTTCCCATAGTAAACTCTTTGATGATCAGCTTACCTTTTACTTTAGATACAGCTTCTTCAATAGCTCCTCTATGTTTATGGACAGCTTGTACATCGATCCCTGTAAATAAAGCATCATATCTTTTGCCTACATAATACTCAGATAGTTCTAGTGTATAATGACACACTGTGTAACCACGTTGTACTGCCATGGCACCCATATTAACTAGCATCCATGATTTACCGCCACCAGGATTTCCGAATATGATACCTAGGTCGCCTGCACCAAGACCTCCCATTAGTAGTTCATTCACGTGTGGCCACGCTGTAGGAACAGCGGCTCGCTCTTCTTCACGATACCTTGTTTCAATATCCTTCTCATATTCATGGCCTATTGATTTGTCTTGACCTGCTTTTAACGCAGCGTCCATCATATATTTGATGTCGTCGTACTGACCTTTCTCTAACAGGCCAACTGAATTCAAGATAGCTTTCTTGATCTGTTGATTCTTACAGAAGCTACTGAACTCTTGCTCTACATATTCACGGTCTTCATTAGACGCTTTCAACGCTTCTTTCAACTGTTCTACTACTGACACTTTTAACACTTCGTTCTCGATCTTTCTAACTTCTACTTGTAGTGCGTCAACTGATGGTGTGGTGTGATACTTGTAGTAGTAGCGTAGTATCTCACCTACGATCCATTTGTGAGCTGGGTTATCGAACATCTCGGTATCTAAGATGTCGTTAATGTTTTGTAGAAACTCTTTGTGCTTTAGTAAGCTAGATAGCACCTTAACTTGAAAACTGATACCATACTGCTGTAACTGATTTAAATTCGACATAACTATTTATACTTTTGTAAATTGTGAAAATGATTAAATAACCACGTTTGTACATTTGGAATTGAGTTGCCTAACTCATCTTCATTATACAATGTAAGAAATTTCTGTGAATCATAACCTTTATTTGGGTTAAGTAACATACTATTTATTTCCTCTAGTGCTTCTTCTGGTATGTTAGGTTGTTTTAAGTCCATCAACTTCTTGTTGATCTTAAGTTGAAACTCAAAGTTCTTGATTGATTCTAGTATCTTTTGCTTGCCATCACATCTTTCTAGAATATCGTCTAGAGTTATTTCATCGTCTTTCGATAATTCAGGAAAGTGTTTCAACATAGTCTTACTACCAAGCCCTTTTACACCAGGTATGTTATCTCCAGAATCACCTAACAGTATCTTTTGTGTCAAGAAGTTGTTAGGGCTAACACCATATTCTGTTAACACTAGATCATGATCATAGAACTTCTTCTTGGTAGGTGAATAGATTGTCACCTTATCAGAAACAAGTTGTAGATAATCACGATCACTCGACATGATAGTAACTTCACCTGTCAACTTTTGACTAATGTAGCCTATAACATCATCTGCTTCTATCTTATCAATAGACAGTAGATCAACTGGTAGTGTCTTCAAATAGAAGATTAGTCTAACTAGTTGCTCAGTTATAGCGTCTGACTCATCTTGCTGTGATTCAAATGAATCCCAGTTAGTTACTCTAGTGAGTCCACGATTTGCTTTGTATTCTGGGTATATGTACCTTTTGTTTGTAGATGAGCCTTGCCCATCAAACACTACTATCACTCTAGTTGGTCTAACTAGTTTAATTACGTAGCCTAACGATCTAAGAAAACCGGTTAGGCCTCCAATATGTGATAGGTCTTTGTTCACCCAACCAATAGCAGCGAATGCTCTCAAGAAGGTGTTTAGTCCATCTATTAATAGCACTCGGCTGTCTACTGAGTCTAGGGCTTTCTCCTCTTTTAAAGAGTCGAATATTTTTTTGTATTCTGGGTTCATTAGTCTGCTGTGTCAAATATATCAGGTGATAAGATAGTTTCTTCCTCCACTACATCGAAAGATGTTGATCCAAGGACTTTCATCCACTGATCAGAGTACTCTTTCTTATAGTTATCAAGCTCCTTCTTATCATCATTGATAAATCCGTGCACAGTCATAATGACTTTATTGACAGCTGTAATACCAGTTACGTGATTCTTGTCACAGCTAATTCTAGTTCTCTTAGCGAACTCTACTTCTTTTCCATTCTTGGTAGCCTTGATCTTATTTGTACCTGCTCTAGCAATGTTACCAAATGTGATAACTAAAGATGAGTCAAAGTACATGGTGTTACCACCTTTGTTGTTTAAGGTAGGCTGGCCCATTGGTGAATCAGGCTTAGCTACCCAGACCTTATTAACTGCTACTAGTGTGTTAGTGTAAGGCTGTGATGCTTTACGAGACAGTACAATACGCTGGTTAATGAAGTTACCAAACTGTTGTGACATGGCACCTGCATTCCATTCATTATTGTTCGTGCTTTTCTCAATTGACATTCTACAAGGAATTGATCCTACAGAATCCCAGAAGAAACAAATGTTGTAAGGAAGTGTGCCTCTCTTCTGTTCATCAAGAATATCAGCAATAAAGCCTGCTACATCTTCAATACACTCTAGCTTCTCACGGTCAATGTATAAGAAGAAGCCTTTGTAGTCTATAACTTCTCCAGTTGCTGGGTCTGCTACCTCTTCAAATTGAAAGCCCATCTCACGAGCGTGATTCCAATCCCACTTCATCTCCGTGGTAATAAACACAGGTAGTATCCCTAGTTTTTGTGCACTAACTGCAGCTTCAAGTAGTGCTGTAGTTTTACCAGTATCAGAGTGCCCTCTTAATAGTGTAATGTGACCAATAGGAATCCCTGGTATTTGGAGTGTATCTTGAAATGCTTGTGAAAGTGGTATCCAACTTTGTTCTTTGAAAACAACACCTGCAGAAAGGTTTTTACCCTTCTTGAACTTCTCTAGATCCATAGTGCCTTTTATTGCACTATTTATAGTACTATTTAATGATTGCTTTTCTTTTGCCATGTAAAAGTGCTTTATAATACACTATTTTGTGTATGTGTTAGGTAAAAAAACCCCGGCATAACCGGGGATTTTATTAGATATCAAACAAATCGTCAATTGCGGAGTCTACACTTGGCTTAGTTGTACTAAGAGTGTATTGATTAGATTCAGGTTGTTTAGAAACAACTTCATCTGCAGACTCTTTAAGATCTTCTTCTGGGTTCAGGTGCTTGAGTAAAGCATCTTTAATCTCATCATAAGAATATCTTTTGAACTGTGTTAAAGGATCAGGTTGATTCTCTAACCATTGTTTTACTTTGTCACCATCTTCTGATAGAGGCGTTGACTTAGTTCTAACACGTACAGTTGATGTGTTATACATAAGGCCTGTGGTTTCCTTTCCAGCAGTTTCAACTGTAATATCACGACCTTGAATAGGATCTGTGTAATCTCCTACGTCCTCATCTTCAGCAATAGACAGTAAGTCCATGTAGACTTGCTTACCAAACTCCCAAAGGCGAACACCTTTGTCTTCTTCTCCTCTAACAATTACAGGAGCGAATACACGCATTTTTGGTTCAAGCTTCTTGGCTAATTGCCAATTGTCTCTTTCACTAGACTTGCGAAGTCCTTGTGCAAATTCAACAATAGGATCTTTTTCACTAAAGTTAGTCAATGCCATCATGGATCTGTTATTGATACCATAGTGCATGTAAACCTCTTTGAAAGGATTCTGTTTATTAAACACAGAAGGTACAATGCGTACCGAGTGTTTACCCACGATTGGCCTCCAAATAGTTTGGGTGAGGTCTTTCTTTTGTCCTCCACGTGGATTCTGTAGAGCCGACAATCTTGATTTGATGACTGAAATGTCCATATATAACTGTTTTGATAAATGTAATGATTGTTCTAGAACGGAAAAAATCGTTCTTTCTAGTTACACAGCAACTATCTTATGGATAGTAGTGTTCAACCTTTTCAAGTCGTCTCCTTGAGTCAACAAGATACTATTCTTGTAGTCGTTCCAGTTGATAATAAAAGATGTATCTAGTACACCTTCATTCAGCTTCTTAATCAAAGTGTTAAGAGCGTTGATAGTATAAAGAGTGTTTGACTCTTTCTTTCTATGGAGTAAGATAGTATTTGGGAGGATTTTGGTCTGGCCACCTTGGAGTTCAATGTTATATGTACACATGTACTCTTCTGATTCTGGTGAAGCCAAAACAAAGATTTTTTTATATAGGATAGTGTACTCTCTGTTAATTTCTCTCAGTGTGTCATCTAGACCATCTTTAGAGGTAAAAGTACAAAACAACTTATTCATAAGCGATTCAGCGGTAATTTCAATTATTTTTTGTTCTTGCATAACTTTATTGATTATAAATATTGATTATATTACTAGAAAGCATAGTTGGTGCCGTATTTGTGTCTTACGACCATTTGGTTGTTTTCTAGCACTTCTTTTATCTTTTTTAGTAGTGTTTTTCCATCTTCTTGACAAAAGTCAAATAAGAATGAATCGTAGGTGATCAAGATTAGTTTCGTCTTCTTTTTACTTAGAAGTTTGTTTATCTCTAAGATCTTGTCAATGTTCTCCTTAGTCTCTAAGTTCTGGATAATATAGTTGAACAGTTTTAGCTTATTCATGCCAGGCAGCTTCTTTAAGATACGGCCAGTAGGTAGTACCGCTGCTTTATGTGCATTATACTTCTTCCACTCTTGATCAATAAACTCACTTAGGTGCTTAAAGAAGTCTATATGTTTGTATTGGGCTTCAATCCCTCCATACAGCTGCCTAAACGTAATAGTCTTTGATTCTTTATACTGCTCAGGAGTTAGCTCGTCCAGGTTGAAATATGCGCGCCCTAAATAGGTGTGCATAGACTCTTTTGTAGGCACAAACCCAATCAGTCTAGATATCAGCCTTAGGTGGTAGGCGTCAAAGTCAAACTCTACAAGAAAGTTATTTCTTGGAACAAAACACTGTCTAAAGTCTTGATCTTTAGGTATAGCTAGAAAGTTAATACCGTTGAATGAGTTAGTAGGCCTAGCTGTTAAGTTGTACAGGTTATAGTAAGAATAGATGATTGAACTATCTAGACTATACTCTGGGTGCTGGAACTGAAACTTGTTATGGAAGCATTTTAGGTCCACAGCAATACCTGCCTCTTCTACTTTCTTATACGCTTCAACAAGCCTGTCTTGTAGTTCAATGTCCATCTCAAGGTGGAAATAGTCTTTTACCATCTTGTACAAGCACTGGCACTTTTCGTAGTGCTTAGCGATTGGTATGATCTCATTGATTGTTGGTAGTATAGGATGCTTGATATAAAAGTCACGGTGGACCGGTGTGTTACATTCGAAAGAACTATACTCGTTGTTTTTGTCTAAACAGATAAATTGTACGTCGATAGACTTAGGAAGATCTAGAAAGTACGAGTGGAACTTCTTGTCTAGTAGATAGATCTTGTCGTGCTTTTGCAAGAACTGTTCTACTAATTTAATATCTAGTGAAAAACCTTCTGAGTGATTGATTACAAAGACGTAGCCTTTCTTACCATTATGATAATATACTAAGCTTGCTTTACTTAACTTAGGGTGATAATAATCGTTAGAAGTAACAATTTGAATAAACGCTTCATCTTGTAACTCTAGACGGTCTAGCTGCTCTTTATTTTCAATGATGAAATACATAACCTGTTATTAATCACAATAATATACTATTGTGTCGATAGTAAAAAAACTATCTATAGAGTAGGCCTAGCGAATTTAGAATACTCGCCTCCAATAAAATCAACTATGCCTAAGAATGTTCTATTTGCGGATTCAGTTAAACGCTGATTTGTTTCAATGATGCCTGGTATAATATTGTACTGTGATTCACGCTTACTATTCAATGGGCCTGTTAACTTCCAAAGTATAGTTGT